GTAAAAAGATCCCCCGTAGGCCGTCGTGTACGGTTTGCGGGGGCGTTTTTGTGGGGAGATATGGTGCGCGTGAGAAAAGGCGAGATGGTTATCAAAATCCGCCGTAAATGAAATGCCACCAATAGGGATAGATAACATCCGATGCACTTCCCGTGGAGGACCAAACGGTGTCCCAAGACGTCTCAATCCAAGTGCCGTTTTTTTGTTCAAAGGTTAACACGTTCCCGTCGGTCATGTCCTTGCTGACGTAGTAGACCTTGGCTGTTTTGTTGTTACAACGTAATACCTTGAAGTACTCGATTTCTTCCAGCATGGTGTTTTGTTGATACGCCCGTTCAAAATCCTCGTAATAACGTTGCGTAAGCATCTCGCATTGGACCAGTGAAAAGAGCCAAATCACGACGGGCAGAGCAACGATGGCAACAAGGATAAGTGTGAGCGTTTTCGGTTTCATGTGGTACCTCTTGAGTTGGATGTTAATCAATGATGTGAACGGCAAACTCGTGGATATATCAGCAAGCTTGTTTTCTGCCATGATTACTACCTCGTTGCATTTATTATAGCATAAATCGAAGCATAAGTCAATGAAATCGCGCAGAGCGCGATGAAATCCGAGCAAGCTCGGATGAAATCTTCGGCGTGCCGCTTCAGATGAAATGAAATCCGCCTCCTAAACCCCGCGAAGCGGGATTTCATCGCGAAGCGATTTCATCCGCCGCAGGCGGATTTATTCCGCGATAGCGGATTTCGTTGAAAAAAGCCAAGTCGAAAATCGACTTGGCTTTTTTCTGGTGGTGCATCGGAAAAGCTATCCGAACACGGGGGCTCCACACGAAGGGAGTCTAATTCGTCAAGAACATCGATGTGGCTAACCGTTTTGAAGCCGTTGATGTTGTAATAGATAACGACCTTGTCATCAAAGAGATAGACACCGCTGATTAGCGTGTTAATAAGGTGGCGGCGGAAGTCTTCGTTCAGGAGATCGCCCTTTTCAAAACTTCGGAGGAAGGCTTCGACGGTGGGGGCTGTGATATTGAGTTCCCGTCGGATTCGGATCTCGGTGAGCTCGGTTTCCGCTTCAATTCGTTGTGCCTCCAGCAGATCGGCTTTTTCGTTGATGCGCTTCAAAATAGCAGGGTTCCTCGTTGCCATCAGTGATTCGGCGGCCTCATCCAGCTCTTTCTCGATGTTTGCAATACGCTTCTCAAGCTGCTTGATGTCGTCGGTCTGCAGTTCCCTTTTTGAAAGCTCCTCGACGCGCTTTGCCACCTTGGGAATATTATATTCACCGAGGACGTGCGCAACAGTCTGCTCACAGACATACCATTCGATGAAGCCCTTCTTTTCGCTCTTCTTTTGGCAGGTGTGCGATTTTTTGCGGGCTCCGCAAGTGTAGTAGGCATGGCGCTCTCCGGAACGTGAGGTTCCGCTGTCGCCAATCATAGCGGCGCCGCAGTAGCCGCAGAAGAGCTTCCCCGAGAGGGAATAGACGATGTCGGACGTCTTATGGCCGTAGTTTTTCTTTTCCTTTTCCAGCCTCGCATGGGCTTTTGTGACTAAATCGGGCGAAAGGATAGCGGGGACGGGTCTGTCAATATCCAGATAGCCATAATTTCCGGTATAGCAATTCTTTATGAGAATGTTGTGAACGGCGCTGATATTGAAGGGTTTACCGGTTTTGGTGCGGTATCCCCTGCGGTTCAGCTCGTCGGCAATGGGCTTTTTGTTCATGCCTCCGGCGTAGGCCTCAAAGGCATAGACGATGGCGGGAGCCGCTTTCTCGTCTACGGTGATGCGGTGATCCTCGATGCGAAATCCATAGGTCAGGTTGCCTCCCGTTGAAAGGCCTTTCATGGCGGTCTCTCGCATTCCTCTCATGACAACCTTGGACAGACGGCGGGAGTAGGATTCGGCCATAGCCTCGTAGATGCTTTCCAGAATGATACCCTCGTCGCCGACGCCGATGCTTTCCTCGGTGGAGAGAACGCGGATGCCGAGGGCTTCCAGATCTTTCTTGTAGAGGGCGCTGTCGTAGCGGTTTCGAGCGAAGCGGTCGAAACGGTAGACGATGATGAAGGCGAACTGTTGCTTTTTGGCGTCGGCGATCATGCGCTGGAAGTCGGGGCGGTGATCGGTGGTGCCGCTGATGGCGCGGTCGATGTATTCGCCTACGACACGGAGGCCCTTGTTGTCACAGTAGGCCTTGCAGGCGCGGAGCTGGGCGTCGATGCTGTTCTCGGTCTGCTTGTCCGATGAGTAACGACAATACAGGACAGCGTTCTGTGCATATTCGGTTGGAACGGGTTTTACTTTTCCGAAGGCCATAGAGGGCTCCTTTCGGTGGATTTTTAGCGCACTTGACGAAAAACAGGAGAAATCCATGGAAAAACCATGGGAATTTTTGGGGAAACTTTTGTGTTGACAAAATACAACTTTTATGATAAAATATTTATAACATCTCCCCCAGGCCTCTGTTATCTCCATTTGGAGGTGCATGCACACTTGGGGGCGTTCTGTTTTTTAGGAGAATTTTATGCCTTGCAAAGAATTTAAGACGATTGAAGAACAGTTGGGAATATTGAGAGGACGAGGACTCTTGATTCATAATGAAGACGAGGCGCGAGAGTTTCTTATCCGAAACAACTATTATCGGATCAGTGGTTATTCCCTTACGCTTCGTGATCATGACGAGTTTTTTCCTGTTGCTACGTTCAAAAACGTTATGGATATTTATCAATTTGATCATGATCTTCGGCATATCCTGCTGAATTACATTGAAGAGATTGAGGTAGCAGTTAAGTCTGCCTATGCTTACGAATTTTCAAAAGAATTTGGTGGCACTGGCTACTTGGATGCAAGTTTATTTTCGGATCATAATCGGTATAACGCTATTATTTCGAAAGCAGAGGATCAAAAGGAAAAACGCAGAGCCAGTGAAGCATATATCAAACATTTTGTGGAGGACTTACATGAAGAACTTCCGCTTTGGGCTTATGTGGATCTCCTAACGATTTCGGATATCTCGTTTTTGTATTCCATATCTCCCGAAACCGTAAAACGTGCGGTATCGATTACCATGAGAGTTCCACAAAACACGGCTGTCTTGGGTCGGTTTATGCACAGTTTAACGATTGTACGAAATCTTTGTGCTCACGGTGGGCGGCTTTATAATCGACTGTTTGAACAAAAGCCGTGGTTGAGCAAACAAGAGAAAAAATTGTTGGCTATTGACGAGGACGGTGTGATAGATAATGCACACTTATACAGCTTCGTGATTATTATGAAACGGCTACTATTGGAAGAGAGTTTTTCTCTTATGAAAGACGAAATAACGAAACTTGAAGAAAAATATCCCTTTGTAAATATGAAATACTACGGATTCCGAGAAGATTGGAAAGAAAAACTGTAATATTTTTTTTGCAACGACATATACTTATATTGACATCTCCTACGAGCCCTTTTGGGCGCAATACTGTAGGCGTTCTGTCAGCGGCGGCCGTTTTGGCCGCCGCTTTTTTGTTAGGAAAGAAGATATCAGCGACCAATTGTAACTAATTCATAGGTACAACTATCAAGAATGATATTCCCGTTTGAAATCTTTATTGTGCCATATATTTTTATGTAATCACCAGTTTCTAATACGGTATAGAGAAGATCATCTTTTACAGAAATCTCAATTAATTGCTTTGCTTCATTCTTTTTTCCCTTTAGGAGTAAAATTTTCGCTGAGCTTAATTTTGGAGTTATTGCTTCGCTATCGGAATGATCAATAAGAAATGTGCCACCATCATACTTAATTGCGGTTCCCACCAATTTTACCGTTTTTTTATTGTACTCATTCGGATTCTCTTTAATTGCCAGTAAAAGATCATATACGGAATTGAATGAATCTGAATATGTGATATTATCTGCGTCATACGCAAGAAGTTTCTGTTTCCATGCTTCGGCTTCTGCTTGATATTGGGCAGCAAGTTGTTTTTGCTTTGAACGCTCACTCCATGCATTTTGAAGTTGGTCTCTAAGATTGTTGGCATCTGATAGGTATTGATCGCGGGAACTTCTTGCATTATTAAGGGCAGATTGTAGATCTTTGTTCTGAACTTCAAGGTCGTAAATTTTGTCGTGGTTATTCTTCATGGAGAGAAGCAAAGTTACTGTTAATCCGATAACTATAATTGAAAGGACGATATACGGTGCGATAATAATTGCTCTTTTCGCTTTCCCAGAAGAAATTTTTGTCGGTTTTTTCGAAGTTACAACATGATCAGGTGTCGTGTTATGTTGGTGACGTGAGACGATGTGCAATTTGGTGGGGGCCTCAGAGATTGGGCTGTTAGGTGTGAGGTCTTGATCAATCGGACGCTCTGTTTCTTCATGCGGGAGAATGTTAAGAGAACGATTATTTGTTTTGGTCGATTTTTGGGATATTAGAATAATGCCAATTATTCCCGGAAGATGTGCGCCGATGAAAAATAACAAATCATACAAAAACCTATATAAATTTGTAATATTAGTAAAATATTTGTACGATCCACTTTGAAAACTACCAATTATAGATAATAACTGCAAAATAATCAAGAATATACCAAAATATTTCAAAACAGTATCTCCCCGTAGAATTAGAATTTGGAACGAAGCTCTACGACCTTGCCGATAAGGCGGACGGGGAGCTCTTCGATCTGTTTATTGGAATAAAACATCGGCTCGTAGTTGGGGTTGGTGGAGATCAGCATAATGCCTTCGGGCATTTTTTTTATTTTCTTGCAGGTGGCTTCGTTACCGTTGACAAGCACCACGGCAATATCACCGGAATTGCAGTCATCCTGAAGACGAACGATGACGACGTCGCCCTCGGACATCTTGGGTTCCATGCTGTCGCCGTGGATCTTCAAGCCGATATACTCATAGGACAGATCCATGTCGGGGGAGAGCTGCTCGCGGTCGATGATCTCCTCCACCGCCTCGATCGGAATACCTGCGGCCACGCGACCGAGAACATTGATCCATGGGAGGTCAGAGAGACGTTCGGTTGGGATACTATCACGGCCCATGAGATGATCGATGGAAACATCGAAATATTCGGCAAGATGATTGACCAAGGCGAGGGTAGGCTGCGCTCGGTATTGTTCAATGTCGTAGAGTGTTCTTTGAGATATTTCAAGATCCTCGGCCATGTCATTCAGCGTAAGCCCTCTTTTGCGGCGCAACTCCTTTATGACTTGGCCGAGTTTGGCAAACGATGCAGACGGTTGGTCTTGGCCGTTTTGCCCTTCGTCACGATCCAGTAAATAGTCGGTGGATACATCAAAATAATTTGCTATCTTTAACAACGTAACGTAGTCGGGGGCCCTTTTTCCGTTTTCATACAGGGAAATGGTACTTTCCGCTACGTTTATGATATGACCTAACTCTTTTGCGGTTATTCCTCGCAATTTTCTTAATTCTCGTAATCGTTTCATAGTTATCACCCCAATAGCATTATAACATTTACAATTTGCAAAGTAAAGAGAAAAAGCAAAAACTTTGCGATATGTCAAAATTTTTCGAAAAATAACTTGACAAATCGCAAAGAAGATGGTAATATATGCTTGTGGAATTGCAAAATGTAAAGTTCAGCAATCGCTTGTAACGAAAACTTCAAGGAGGGAAAAGGATGCAAGAAAAAGAAAAGGCCCCTCGGGGAGAGGGGCGGGAAAAAGGTCTTATAGAGGCAAATCGAAAGAAAACCCCAGCTCACAACAATAGGGACGAAGAAACAAAAAGGCGTTACGAAGTAGGGCCATATATTGAGGTTCCGATACATCCTCTTCGGGGAAGACGTCGGAAAAAGGTATGATACCCCTCATTATACCGTTGCCTACATTTTGAAGTGCATTGACCATGGAAATGAGATTATTCGTTGTAATCTTTTTGCTTTTAGCTTTTAGTTTGTAAATCAGCTTTGTGTACGCACCGGAAAGAGCGGCCAACTCTTTTGGTGATTTTGAAGAAAATTCGCAATACCTTGCAGCGGAAATGTGTTTCAAAATGAAGTCTATTTCTTTCGCCGTATAATCGAGGCTTACATATCTCATGGCACAACTCCTTAATATTTTATATTCAAAATTCTATCACAAAGCAAAAAAATTGTCAAGGAAAGGAAACATTATGTCGAGAAACTGGTTAAAAACGATTCGCCGCGAGAGGAGCCTACGGGCCCGGGAGGTGGCGAAGGAGATTGGCATTTCCGTGAGCTACTACAGTCAGATCGAGACCGGGAAACGGAACTGTCCCGTTCATACTGCCAAGAAGATCGCGGCAGCGCTGGGATTTGATTGGCAGCGGTTCTATGAGGAGGTAACGTTATGAACAAAGCAAAGACCACGATGGAGATCGTAGCGGAGAAGCTGAAACGGGAGATGACACTTGTCACAGAGAACATTCTGGATCCCGGTACTCCCGCAACCGAGAAGCGGAAGATCACGCTTCTTCTTGAATTCATGCCAAACGATACCCGCGACTCGGTGCGGGTGGCGGTCAGCGCCAAGGCGACACTTCCGTCGCCCTACAAGGAGACGACGATGCTGGAGGTTCGGAAGAACGCCGATGGCATCTCCGCGCTGATAGACTGTGTTGCCGAGCAGATCACGATGGAATGAAAGGAGTGTTATCATGGCAAGAGTTGAGGTTGGTTTGATCGCATACCGCGACGAGGACGGCAATTTTCTTCCGGCCCGTCCCCTTTACCGAGAGGTTCCCGACGTGGATCTTGAGGACATCGAGGACAAGCTGGAGGAGGAATTCGCCAAGGTGATCTATGCGGAAATGAAGGCGAAGGGCCTGATTGGGTCCAAAAAGAAGGAGGTGCTTGTGTGAAGCAGAATGAAAGACGGCTTTACGGTATTCGGATCCACGTGGACGGCAAGATGCTGTTCCAAGAGATCCGGCAGGATGAAAAGTGGGACACCATCTGTAAGATCCTCGGAACCAGCCGCACCGAGCGGTATGAGGCCGGTGGCTTTAATGGCAACAACCGCATGGTGATTTGTGATGCCTATGCCACGGCGGTGAAGGGGAAGAACGAGATCGCCTCGCGCCTGACGGGGCGGAATATTTTCGGAACGGCGGTGCTTCTGCGGGAGAATGATTGCGGGATGGCGGTGCTGATGACACAGGGCGGTGCTTTCCGTATGAAGCAGGAGGTGGAACGGGGGTGGTAATGAAACGGATCCTGTTATGCTACGTTATGATGGCGTTGGGCCTTCTTCCCATCGGGTTGGGGCTTGCCTTTGGGCCTCGCTCCCTTTGGCTTCTCCCCTTGATCCTGGCGGCCGAGAGAGGGTTTTATCTTGAATTTCGCAGAACCTTTCGTCGGCGGGCAAAAAAGAAGAAAGGCCACCGGCCGGTACCCGATGGTCTTTCAAGAAAAGAAATAAGTGCTGTCTCTATTGTAACACAGGGACGGCAGAAAGTCAAGGTGTTATGTTATGAATGACGTTCAACTTCGGGCGGTGCGGAAGCTCCGCGAAGAAAAAGGAACCCCGAGCACGCGGGAAGGGCAGTACCTCCTCCCATTTGTTCGGGATGCTCTGGCCTCCTTTTGTGAGCAGTCGGCTGCCTTTGCCGAGGCGGTAATGGCCGAGGGCAAGACTCTCGTCGGCTGTCTTGACAGCTTCAAGGTGGCAGGGCAGAATCTCTCCGATCTTGAGGTCTATCGGATGGCGGCGCAGTATTTCTTCCCCGAGGCGGTGATCGAGCACCACATGGAGATCAAGATGCCAAATTCCCATACGTCTGCCAAAATCCTCGACCTTCGGTTTGAGGATCTGTTTGGAGGTGGGATCGTATGATGGCCTACAAAGCCTTTGAGCCCAATCTGATCTGCCGAGGACATCAATTCAAGATGGGTACCAACGTGGCCTCTGAGGCCAACTGTGCGCGAAACGGCTTTCATTGCGCCGAGGATCCACTCGACTGTCTGACTTACTATCCCGACGTACACCGTGCCGTCTACTGCCTTGTGCGGGCAGGCGGGGACATTGACGAGGACGGGGTGGACTCCAAGATCGCCTGTACCGAGCTGAAAATCCTTCGCGTTCTGTCCCTTCCCGATTATTTCTTACATATCCTGCTCTACCTTGCCAAGCAACCGCACCGTGGCGGGAAGGGCCGCTCCCGCATTGCCGACGACAGTGCAACGGCACGGAACGGCTACGCCATCGTGAAGGGGCGTAATCCCATGGCTCGCGGGGAGCTGGGCGACATTCTGGCCATGGCGCAGGAGAATGCCGACGGTGACGTGGTGGAGATCGCCGTTCACACGGTGGACGGCAAGAAGCTCTGCCCCGGCGTGTATTACGATATTACGGGAAGGGAGGTGCCTATGGATGTCTGACTGCGTGAACGCATTTGAAGGGATGCCCGAGATCCCGAAAAGGATCTACGAGGAAATTGAAAAGGGCTTCACCAAGTACCTGTTTTTCAAAACGGTACGGAGAGGCGAGAGGGAATACACCTGCACCGCCTGCCATGAGACCTTTCTTTGCGGGGAGAAGGTGCTGAAGCGTACCGAGACACCGGCTGACCGCGCTCTTTATCACGCTCGGCACAACGAGGAGGCGGTGTGCCCTCTTTGTAAAGCGACCGCCACGGTTAAGAACGTGAAGACCTGCAGCCCCTCCCGCCTTTGGGCGCGTGGGTGCGTGGCGGTCTTTCTCGCACCTTCCCACGACGACGTGTGGTTTCGGTGTATCTTTGCCGAGAGATCTTACTCAAAAAGCCTTGCGGGCTATACCGACTCCTTTGAGGTGATGCGGTATCATCTGACGCCGGGACAGGCCGTGTTCTGGAAGAAGTGGGGACGGGATTACCCCTTCGTGCTTAAAAGCACCTACGAGGAGCCCTTCGCCTGGAATCACGGGATCTATACCGAGAAATACGATTATCACATCCTGCGGGGATCGGAGCTCGACATCGACGATACCTTTCTCCGCTATCATGCCTACGAGCAGACCTCCTTCTGGACGCCGATGTTTATCCGCTATCTTTGCCATTATGCCCGTCATCCTCAGCTGGAAATGCTGGTCAAGCTGGGACACCGGAATACGGTAAACGAGCTGGTCTCCATGAGCCGGGAGAACAAAAGCATTCTCGATTGGACTGCCACCCGTCCGTGGGAGCTCTACCGCCTCCCGCGGCAGATCTACAACGAGTGGGACAAGCGGGGAAACAAGCTCCATCAGCTGAAGCTTTACAAGCGGTTGAAGGGAGAAAGCGTCAAAGACCTCGATCTTGCCGAAAAGCTGTGGAGCATGAGCTATTATCGGCTTCAGACAGCGTATGACCTTATCGCCGGTGCTCGTAAGCTGAAGGCCGATCCCAAAGAGGTGATCCGCTACATCGAAAAGGTGCAGCGGGAGAGCGGCGGCGGATGCTGGCACTGTCCCGGCATTACCCTTCACGAGGCGACGAATCTGTGGCTTGACTATCTGTCCCTTGTGGAGAAGACGGGCAAGGTGAAAACCGCCTCGGCCATGCCAAAGGATCTGAAGGGCGAGCACGACCGTCTCGTTCGGATTGCAACCCGAAAGAAACGGGAGCAGGAGATTAAGGATCGCTTGAAGCAGGAGCAGGAAATCCGCCGCCGTGCCGCCAAGGAGGGTGCCGAACTGGAGAAGAAGTACCCCAAGGTGCGGGGCATCTACGAGGACATTGCGCCCCGGTACGCCTTTGCCGACGAAACCTACACCGTTGTCGTTCCCACGTCGATTGCCGATCTGATCGTGGAGGGAAATCTTCTTTGCCATTGCATCGCTCACGTGGAGCGGTACTATCGGCGGATTGAGACCAACGAATCCTATTTGCTTTTCCTTCGGAAGACCTCGGCCCCCGATACCCCTTACTATACGCTTGAGGTGGAGCCGGGCGGGACGGTGCGGCAGAAGCGTACCTTCGACGACCGACAGAACGAGGACATTGGGGATGCCACCGAGTTCCTTGTCAAGTGGCAGGATGAGATTCAAAAGCGGATGACGGCCAAGGATCGCCGTCTGGCGGCCAAGAGCCGCAAGCTCCGCGACGAGGAGTTCCGCGAGCTCAGAGAAAACAAGGTCACCGTCCGCAACGGCTTTTTGCGTGGGCAGTATCTTGCCGACGTGCTGGAGGCCGATCTGCTTGAGGTGGGCTTTGAACCCGCCGAAACAAAGAAAACGAAAAAGAAAGGAATAACGGCATGAATACCTTAACAAAGACCGAGGCCGAGGTGCTTCACATTGCCGAGGAAGATATGGCTGCTTTTGACGATCTTGTGAAAGAGGAGGAGGCCGAGAAGATCGCCCATGAGATCAACGCCATCAAGCGGACTACGGCACAGAACGTTCTTGCCTCCGCCATGGAGATCGGACGGCTTCTCTGTGAAGCCAAGGACCGCGTCCCCCACGGAGCGTGGGGGGCTTGGTTGCGGGACAACGTGGCTTATTCGGTGTCCAACGCCAACAACATGATGCGGCTGTTCCGCGAACGGCAGAAAATGGAGCAGATCGATTTCTTCGGCAACAACGACGTCAACCTATTCGAGGGGCTTGGGGTCTCCCAGGCCATTGCCCTTCTTGACGTGCCCGCCGAGGAGAGAAGGGCCTTTGTGGAGGAGCACGACGTATCCAATATGTCGGTTCGAGAGCTGCAGGCAGCCATTAAGGCCCGAGAGGAGGCCGAGGAACGGGAGAGAGCCGCCACGGCAGAGGCCGAGGAGCTGCGTCGGCAAAACCAGGAGATGGAGCAGGCGGTGGCCGAGGCAAACGAGGAGCTGTTTTCGCTTAAGACCTCGGCTGCGGGACTGCAGGCAGAGGAAAAGAAAAAGCTGGAGGACGAGCTGAAGGCCAAGTACAAGGCCGAGGCCGATCAGAAGATCGAGGCGGCGAAAAAGGCCGCAGACAAGAAGATTGAGGAGGCGCGGAAGGAATCGGAGGAGGCGGCGAAGAAGGCCGCCGAGGCCTTTGAAAAGGAAAAGGAGGAGATCCGCGCCGCCGCCCGGGCCAAGGCGGAGGCCGAAACGGCGGAACGAGTGGCGGAGCTTGAGAATCGTCTCAAGGCCAGCGCCATTGCCGCCTCGCCGTATTTGACCACCTTCAAGGTCCACATGGAGGCCTTCCAGCGAGAGTACCGCGCTATGTGCGAGTTGACCGACACGGCCGAACGGGAGGATCCTACCGTGGGTGCTAACCTGCGGGAGGTGTTGACGCGGATAAAGGAGGCGTTGGTATGACGGAAGTACTTTGCAAGTGCTGCGGGAAGCCGATACGCTTCCCCGTGGCCTATCATACAGCCTGCTATGAGGTGGCGGTGGAAAAGGTGGCTGAACGGTTTTGCAGGGAAAACTGTCGCTTCCCTCGGGAATGCGACACCCAAGAGTAGCTGGACGAGCACTGCGACGACTGTCCCTTTATCGGGCTGTCCAATGCCATCGGCACGGCTCCCCAGGAATCGCCCCCCGACACCGACGAAAAACAGCCGGAGCCGCAATGGAAGTCCCGCATGATGCGGACGTTTTTGGGAGGGGAGAAAGAATGACCGAAGAAGAGATGCTGGAGGCAGAGAGCTTTTGGTGCGAAAACTGCTGTAATTTTGACAAAGAGCACATAGGGCCGGACGCGATGGCCCCTTGCAAGATTACCAATACGCTTGCTTACTGTGAAGAAAGCGGGAAGGATTGTCCCTTCTTCAATGTTCCTGCCGCTGATGTGGTTAAGGTGGTGCGGTGTAGGGTTTGCAAACGTAACGTGTCGAACATGGAAAAAGATCCATTGAATAGCACCGATTATTCGGGCGATGACATTGTGTGCTCTTATTTTTTGACAGATGGAATGAGACCAAACGATTTTTGCAGTTACGGAGAAAGGAATCAAGCATGAAGAAGCGAGTGGGACGGCCGCCTCGGGTGATGACGCCACGAAGGAAGGCAGCGGCCGAGGCGTTTTACCGTGAGGGTGTTCCGCTCAAGGAAATTGCCAGACGCTTAGGAATTTTAGATAACACCGTTTACGCATGGCTTCGGAAGCAGCCCTTCTATCGTGGGCCGGTCAAAAAGGAATATCCCCTTCGGTACATGAGCGACGGCGAGATTCGACAGTCCTACCGTCTCGCCAAGGATCCCGAGGCGCAGATCACGGTGCTTGCCGAGCTCAATGGCATGGATGCTGCTGTTGTGAGAGAAATCGTGGGGGGATGCCTATGAGGCATCCTTCCGCACCGCCATTCATAACGGGGGACAAGCGTCCCCCATACCCCTTTGCTGTAACGTGACATTTCTAAGGAAAAACACAAAGAGCGCAAGCCTCTTTTTTCGGGCTTGTATTGTATCATAACTTATCGACCACACAGGAGGTTGTATCATGAAAGCAACGGATTCTTTTTCTCCCATCGGGGCGGATGCCCCGTCCGTCGGTCCGTCTGTCAGTCCACCGAGGGGGATGCAGACACCTTCATCGGAGGGGATCAGCCCCGGGCGGCGATCCTTCCGTGAAGAAATTCAGTCTACGGCAGAGCAGATCGAGCTATCGGCCTTTCGCCGTCCCGATAACGCTCTTGCCTACGAGCTTTGCGCGATTATCGCCGAGGTTCGGCTGATGCGGCCCTCCTTCTCGGTGAAAATCGGAGGAGAGGCGCTTGAGGTCGGATTGGTACAGGAGGTCTTTGAGGAGCTGACGCATGATCATCTTGTCATGGTAATCGATAACTTCAAGGGCTGTGAATATCCGATCCGCAACAAGAAGGCCTATCTTCGGACGGCGCTTTACAACGCCGTGTTTGAGCTGGATGCCGAGGGGTGGAACCGCGCGGGCTGTGACAATTCCCCCTTTGGCGGCATACCGCTGCCGTCCGAAACGTGGGACAGCCTGATGAAGAAGCTGGTGGAAAAACTTTGATGGAGACGACATGAGAACCATATACCGTGAACGCCGCTATTACTGCGGGGATTATCTTGAGGTGGCGATCTATCCCGTTCATCCCCAAGCGGGAGGGCGTCGAGGAAAAAACAAGCCGACAAGCGAGACGCAGGAACGATTGAATTTACTGAATCGGCAGAAGGAGCTGGTACGGCTTCTGAATGCCAATTTTACGGAGCGTGATTTAGAGCTTCACTTGACCTATCGCGACGAATGCCTTCCCGCCGACCGCGAGACGGCCGCGCGGGAGCTTCGGAATTATCTTCGCCGCTTAAAACGGCTGTACGCAAAGCAGGGGCTCACCCTCCGCTACATATACGTGACTGAGGGTGGCGATGGCAAGCGCTTCCATCACCACGTCACCCTGTCGGGGGGCGTGGACCGCGATGCTCTTGAAACCTTGTGGGGGCTTGGGTACGCCAACTCCCGCCGCCTGCAGCTGAACGAAAACGGGGTGGAGGGCCTGGCAAAGTACATCACCAAGCAGATGAAGGAGGAGCAGGAGAAGGGAATACGGGCCTATTCCTGCTCCAAGAACCTGATCCATCCCGAGCCCATCGACCGCGACGGCCGCTTTTCGGGACGGACGGTGAAGGCCATGTCCGAGAAGCCGCGGGACGGCATCGATGCCCTGGAGGCGGTTTATGACGGCTACGAGGTGGCGGAGCTGAAGCCCTTTTACAACGATACGAACGGCGGGTATTATCTCTATGCCCGGCTTTACCGCAAGGACGCGGCCTTCCTTGGCAAACGGAAGCGGCGGAAGGGCGGTGCCATATGATCGTTGCCGTTCGGCAGAATTCCTTTCTCTCATGCAGTTCGCAAAGCGAATCTGCCGGAGGGCTTTTTCGGCTTTCCCATAGGGGTCGATTTTTCGGCGTAATTCTTTCTGCCGTTTCGGTAAATATTACGCGCGCGTATAAACGGGAAGACAACGTATTTTGAAAACAGGTTGCGCAGAAGCGGTAAAGCGGAGGCGGATTTTGGAGAAAAAGGAGGATGCGCGGGCATGAAGAAAAAAGAGTCCAAATATGCCATTTGTCCCTATTATCACGGTGAGCTTGGCGAGAAGATCTACTGTGAAGGGCTTGAAGCCTGTGCCTCCTCCATTCAGGTGTTCTCCTGCGAGAGGGAAGCGGTTGCCTATCGGAAGCAGTTTTGCTATACCTTCCGATACGGTAAATGTCCCCATGCCGACACCATGAAAAAGAAACACGAGGCGTCCTCCTGAAGGTGCAAAACGGCACCGACAGGGGGACTTTCGTTTTTGTTTTCGGTGTTGTATACTTAACACAGCAGATCAGAAGGGGAGGGTATGCCGTGGACTGGCAGAAGATCGAAATTGAATATATCACCGATCCTGACGCCAGTTATCGGTCGCTCGCCGAAAAATATGAAATCCCGTTATCGACCTTGGAAAAGCGGGCTCGGCGGGAAAAATGGGCGGAGCAAAAAAAGGAAAGTGCTGTTAGCACGGTGAAAAAAGCGGTGAAGGCACACGAGAACCGCCAGAAAAAGCGCATCGAAAAGGTAATTCATCTGGGAGACCGTCTGCTCGACCGATTGGAAGAGGCCATCGAGGAGATCGACAAACAGGTGATCCGCGAGGTTACCAAGACAAAAACGCTGACCTTTGGCGATGAACGGGATCCAAAACGTCTTACGAAGGAAACCGTGAAGGAAAAGGAGCGGCTTGACGTGGTACAGACTATGGTGGATCGGGCGGGACTCAAGGCCATTGCCTCGTCGGTTCGGGACGTGATGGAGATCCTGTCGCTCCGAAACAAACTGGACGAGAAGGAGCAAAAGGCGAGAATCGCCAATCTCGAACGGCAGGCAAAGCGCGATGAGCTTCCCGACGGTCAGGCTTACGGCGTGGTGCTCCTGCCGTCCATCCTTCCGCCCGAAGCTCCCCCGCATGAGGAGGAAGCGTGAATAAGGCATCCGCGATCTGGACACCCCAGCCGCGACAGAGAGAGTTCCTCTGTCGATGGGAGGATGAGGGGCTGTACGGAGGCGCTGCGGGCGGCGGTAAATCCGATGCCATGGTGATGGAGGCAACGAGGCAGGTTCACATTCCCCACTACAAGGGACTGATCCTGCGGAAGACCTATCCACAGCTGACCGAGCTTATCGACAAATCGCTGAAGTATTACACCGCCGCCTTTCCGGGTGCCCGCTACAACGACAGTAAGCATACATGGTACTTTCCTTCGGGTGCACGGATCCTATTCGGTTCTATGCAGCATAGCAAGGATAAGACCAACTATCAAGGCAAGGCCTATGATTTTATTGCCTTCGACGAGTTGACCCATTTTACCTACGAGGAATACATCTATTTGGTCTCTCGAAACCGCCCGAACGGTCCGGGAACCCGCTGTTATATGCGGGCAACGGCTAACCCCGGCGGCATCGGACACGGTTGGGTGAAGGAACGCTTTATCACAGCGGCAGAGCCTATGAAGACCATTTGGGAGAGGGTTCCCGTACCCGACGAGAACGGAAAGATTACCATGCGATATATGTCGCGGATCTTTGTTCCCTCATCGGTTTACGATAACAAGATCCTCTTACAGAACGATCCCATGTATTTAACACGTCTTGCCTCTTTGCCGGAGGCCGAGCGCAAGGCTCTGCTTCTCGGAGATTGGGACAGTTATTCGGGGCAGTATTTTACCGAATGGCGTGACGATCCTGCCCATTATGACGATAGGCGTTATACCCACGTCATTGAGCCCTTTGAAATTCCGTCGGGCTGGAAAATCTATCGCTCCTTCGACTGGGGATATAACAAGCCTTTTTCCTGCGGATGGTGGGCGGTGGATTACGATGGCGTGGTCTATCGCATTTTGGAGCTTTACGGATGTACCCAGACCCCAAATACCGGTGTCAGGTGGACGGCTGAGCGGGTGTTCGGGGAGATCCATCGTATCGAATGCGAGCATCCGTGGCTTCGGGGAAAAAACATCCTCGGCGTGGCAGACCCTGCAATCTTCGCCTCGGATGGCGGGGTATCGATT